GTGAACAGTGACAAGGTATGTAAGCAATGGAAGAAATTTTCCGTTCTGCTTCGCTGGAAGGCGCTGAAGTCTTTGACTTCAGCTCCCGAAATTCCGGATGATTTTCCGGGATTTGGCGACGAGAGGGATAACCTCTCGGAGCTGCCTGCCATCTGGCGGGAACTCTGCCCCTGGCTCTCGCGAGTCTGGGACAACGGGGTAGTGTCAAAAGCCCAGTCAACAAGGCTTTTGCACTTGGTGACAAGCAGGAACTTTCCTGCCGCCACCAAAGCTAATAGGGAGGCGTCCCTGCGTCAGCACGCAGAGACTTTATCCTCTAAACCTATTATCACAGAGGAACGTACGGAGATTCTCCGTATCCTAGCCGTCCGCATCGGACGGTCTGTGAAATCGTTGAAGCCCAAGAATTTCAAAAGTCTTGGTCACCTTTCTCTTACCTCATCCGCCTCGATTGATTCGAGCGTTAAGGAGGGAGGAAGGGCGGCAGAGGTAGCGATAAAATTTCGTACCTGGTGCACCTTCGTTCCGGACCATGACTCGTCTCACGAGACCTGGTTCGGCTTGCCCTACCGGCTGGTAGCCGGTAGGCCAAGGTGGCAGACCATGTGCCGGGACAGTCCCGTACATGCTCCACACCATGAATTCGGCGAAAGCACCGAAGCCATGGAACTCGATTTTGAAAATTTCAAACTCGAGGATCCCTTGTATGGACTCGATGCAGTAACTGGCTACCAGTTACTACAGTGGTCCATTGAAGAGGGCCTCGCAAATCATTGTTTGCGAGGATCTCCTTACAAGAACTCCGAAGAGCCCTTGAGTATGGGTTCTATCGCACCGTCTATCAAGGCGAGTGCGATTGGCGAGCCGGGCGCAAAGTCCCGGGTCGTCACGGTGGGGGAAGATTGGTTAACGATCTTCCTCCAGCCGTTTAGCCACCACCTATTAGGTCTGGCTAAACTCCATCCATCGGTTACCGCGGGTTTGACCCGTGGATGGCAACTGTATGAATGGGTGAAGCGGTTACGCAATGCGGGACCGGTCACAAACCAGCTCACTTACTTCCTCAGTAGTGATCTTACACGTGCTACAGATTTCTGTACACACGAGTATTCGACGGTAATGGTCGAAGGTTATATGGAGGGGCTCGATGAAACATCGGACTACCTCCTGACGTCAGCAAAGCTTCTTTGCTCGAAACGAC